AACAAAATTATCCTCAATTAATATATTATAACCAAAAGCGTCTATCCCGTATTCTTGAGCAATTAATGTTGTATTATTTAAATAACGATTATTTAATGAATCGGGTCCAGATAATGAACTACATTGACCACTAAATTGACTATAAGTCATACCTGTAATTACTTGGAAATACTCAATATCAGTTGGGAATTTATGATAATTATTAGCTGTTGTTGCCGTTATATTAACTTGATATGATTGAGATGAAGTACCTAAACCATTAGTGTTTGCATATGTAACATTTATATTAGTTAACCCTGTTGTAGTAAGGCCAGTAATTGCATTATTACCATAAACATTAAGTGTCCCACCTGTTACATTAACATCTTTACTGACTGTTGGATTTTGAAACGTAATTATTGTACCTCCTGTTAAAGTTTGCACAGTAGCTTTATCACAAATAATTACAATAGTATTATCTTTGTGAGTTTGTGATTGTTGAGGATTGAAATTAACTGAAATTCTATTTACACCACCACCAGGATTGTTTGCATCCTGATTAAAATATTTAGCTTTAACATTAAATAAATTAATTCTATCGGGTAACGGTAAACTAGTTGTATATATGTATCTATTTAAAGCTGTGTCAGCATTTTGAGTTATAGTTAAATAAGGAGCCCCAATATTTTCTGAGGCGTATTGATTATCATACATTAACCCACCAAATTCTTGAGCATATATCTGTACACGTTCAGGGTAAATTCCGTTAAGGTTGTCAGGATTTCTTACCGGTAAATCATAAGCCCCAACATTAAACAGAGGAACTATACCAGGAGAAATATTTACGGATGTAACTGTAGTATCTGACTTTATCGACGGACAAGGTTTTGATTGATTAGTTTGTGCCACAGCCGCTGCTCCCGACCCATCATCAGTCCCTTCGTCACCTGTTTCCGATTTAGGATTACATTTACATAATTCACAATCAGGATAAGTTAAAATTGGAACTTTTATACCACTTAAATCAATTTTATCTAATTGTTTTTTTAACCATCTAAAAAATATCGCTAATCCAAGATAAAACACCCCTAACAAAACGAAACCAACAATTAAACCTAACGCCGGATACGACGTTACGGATAAAACAAAAGCATTTGCTGATTGATATACCGCCCAACCAATAAATATATATATTACAAATTCCCGTACTAACCAAATTACAAAATATAAAATGTGCATTAACAATATTAATGCAAAAAATACCGGTGTTAATATAATACTAAAAAACATAAAAATGATATACAAAATATCAAATCTAAAATTACCATCATTTGTTGGAAATCTATTATTAAGCCCTATACAAGTTTCATCTAATATATTTTTAATACCAATATATCGTTCTATTCCAGTACCTTCTCTTCTACCACTAATAAATTGTGACACAGTGTAAACTTTATTATATTGCATTAAATAAAATTTATCTCCACAATTAATCGCCTCTTGGACAATTTTTTGAGCCGTAACATTATCTGATGTTGACCCTGTATAGGCATAATCATTCCAATCAACACTAAAAGCGTACGATTGTTGTTGATTACTCCCATTATATTCTTTAATGTTTGGAACTAAAAAATTACCTCGTTTTACTGATTCACCTAAAGATGGTGATTGAGCCCATTTAATTTTAAATCTATACTTTGCCTTAGTTGGGATTCCAATTTCAGGGTCGTTCGATAAAACTTGTTCACCAAACTCATTAGTTATATAATAATCAAGATTCATTGGAACATCTATCATCCAAGTACCGTTTTCATCAATAACTTTACCACCATTTTCTAAAGTAAAGTTTTCTAAAATTGGTCTACCACTAGAATCTTGTTGGATTGTTTGTCTAATCGCCAAGATGTCTCCGGGGCCAACCGTTAAATTACATAAATGCCCCGACGAACTTGTTGGTCTACAACCTGTAGACAAAGCACTACTATTAGGTCCTGATATTATTGAACCCATAAAAACTGAAGTGGGTTGTATATCAACATTTGCCTCACTACTTAAATCAAAATCAGTTCTTGTTATACCTAAATTACAAACTTCAGGTTGACCCCATAACGGTTCTACTTCAATAGATTTACTAAGATTAATAATTTGTGGTAATTCACGTAAATTACTTGATGATTTAAAATTGGTTCCCGACACTTGATATTCAGTTGCCAACCCCATTCTAATTAAATCTTGAGGAGATAATGAGAATTCACCAATATCAGATAAATCAACGTCCATAACAATAGTATGAGAACCCACAGGAACACCAAATATCATATAATCACCACTATCATTAGTGGTTGCATTATATTTGTAATATTTGTCGTAAACTTCAATTAAAATTGGGTCCGTTAAAACATCTTTTCTTGTAAAGAAAGTCCCAGTAGGAATGTGAGCACTATATGATTTAATATAAGGTAATAAATTATATCTATATCCATCATCATTATTATCTAACAATGTTTTATACGGATATAGTTCCGATATAATAGGGTCTTTTTGGTCTACACTATCAATAGGAATAAAGATAGAAACTTTAGCGTTTGGAATACCAAAACCATTGTTAACACTAACACGTCCAACAATAACACCATAATCGGAGCATTGTCTTGTGTAGATATCACTTTGCAATATTTTTAAGGAGAGAATTTCTAAATGCTCGAATTCTTGTTCAATTAATACTTTCAAAGAAGTATCGACACCGACCTTCGTTCTTACTCTATATGACTTTGACATTTTTTATCTTTTTAAATAAATAGTTTATACACTATTTTTAAAAGATAATTCATAATTTTTAAAAATAAATTATGTTTAAAACTTATATTTTTTGGTGAAATTAATTGGATTAGAGTTATTTTTTAAGTAATCGTAAATAATATTTGAGATATCATTCGGAATTTTATTATCAATACTTGTATGTGTTGTTTTAGGGATTTTTAAATTAAGGATATTGGTAACATTATTTTTTAAACCTCGACTAACCACCCCACCCGCATTGGTAAAGAAATAAAAATTATCAGCCCATTTTTGTGATGTAAAATTAATCACATATTTAACATTGGATTTAACTTTATAATCAAAATTATTATGTAATTTATCAGCGTTATCTAAAAATATCACTAAATCAACAGAAACGTTATTTGTATTTAACTTATCTAAAACTTCCGTCAAACCATACCCACCAACACTATGTCCAACTAATATTATTTTACCTTTAGGTTTAAATAATCTATAATAATAGACAGTTTCATACACATCTTCAGGAGTTAAAGTATAACTATGAGTCCCAACATAAGTAATAACTTTAGTTGTTGAATTACTTAATTTGTTTTCAATCAATCCTAACCCATCAATATCTCGGGACTTTGTAAAATCAACCTGTGTTTTATTATAATCAATTGCGTCAGTAAATGGGTTATTAGCACCTTGCACCACAATTATTAAATTTTCAGTGTTTTTGTTAAAATAAGATACTTCATTATGTAAAGTTTCCAATTTTCGTCTATCATAAAATAAACGACATTCGCTAATTATAAAAATAACAGAAATTAAAACTATTAAAGTTTCAAACGATTTTAATTTATTAAATTTTTTAAAAAAATAAATGAAAATAACTAAACCAATAATAAATCTAATGTTTAAAATTAAACCATTAAATATTGATTGAGCCCACGTTCCATTGTTACCTTTAATAACTTCAAGAAAATCATATAATACATCCATTCTCTAAAAATAAGTAACTAATATTACTCTATCAAGAGAAGTTGACAGTTTTTAAATTTTTAACCCTAATGTTTATATCTTTATTAGGATATTTTATTTGATATGTTTGGTTTGGTTCCGCAAAAATTGTATCGTCAATCAATTCTATTTGATGTGTGGTACTATTCAAATATCGTTGAGATGTTTGAGATGATGAGTATTGCCCCCCAACTTGGTTGAATACTTGAATATCCGATAATGATATTACCCCATTTTCACTTTGTATTAATCTTCTTAATTCGGAAATATTAACATTTTCACCAAGTTGTCTATTTAATGGGTCGAAATATTCTGACACAATTGTAATAATTTGTGAAATAACTGTTCCTTGGTTTTGAGTATTATCTAAAACAACATCAATATTAAAACTTAAATCAATAACATTAGCACTTTGTATTGAAACATAATCATTTATCATACGATAGTTTGATAAATAATTTGCAACATTATTTTTTAATGTATTTGAAATTACTTCTGTTAATCTACCTGTTTCATCATAAGATAACATTTGAACCACTATTTTATTATTATTTTCTGTAATAGATACCTTAGCCGGTGCTCCAAATTGTGAAGGCATTGTTCTAATTATAGATTCATAATCATTAACAGTAACCGCTCTTTTTTGTGATGAGAAATTATACGAAACTAAATTCCTTACTTCCTCAGTTGTTGGAAAACTTGCACCTCCAATAGCTGCCGTTACATTTGTACATCTTAATGAATTTACTACAGTTGTGTTAATACTATCTGAAGGTCCATTAACAAAGAACGAGACCGTACCTATTTGAGTAATAGCGTTAACACCAATATTACTACCAACACCACCACCAACTCTATATTGTATGAATAACGTTGTATTTGGTTTTAAAGTACTACCTAACGCTAAGTTGTTAGAATACTTATATAGATTTAATTGATATCCATCTCTAGCAAATTCTCTTAACTGTTCATCAGCAGATTGAGAACCTCCACCAAAAGTTATTTTTAAAAATCCTTCAGGTGTAAATTCACTAATAAACTTAGTACTAGTTTGAATATACTTACCAACCTTAATTCCCGGAGAATCCGACACTTTTGTTGGGTCTTCAACAAACACTCTATCTTCCGCTAAAGCGTCCACTTCATACCATCTGTTATCTAATCCTAAGAACTCTTGTACTGACGGAATGTTAGTATACTGAGTACTATCTTTTAATAAAACACTAGTAATCCCCAAAACATTTTTATCAGGTAAGAATAAATCGTAAAAAGGTTTAACATCATTTGGTGTAATTACTTTCTTAAACACTTTTGTTGTTCCATTCACAACAGTTTCTCGTTTAGTAATGGTATAATTTAATAATTTATTATTTGAGTCAAAATTAGGTATTTTCAATCTGTTAGGGAATCCCTCACCATTAATTGGTGATGCAAAATCAATATCATAAACCGTTTCAAATACTTGTCCGGCACCATTAACTTGTGACCCTCTTCTTAAAATCCCACAATATCTTAAATCTTCTTTATCACCAAAAGCGGGAACTGTAATTGAAAAATCAACTAAAGCGACTGATGGTCTCATTCCCGGAACTTTTAATCCGTAAGTTTTTGCTATATTAAAAACTGATGACCTTTGTTGAGCATATTGAAGAACAGTTTCTTGTACACTTCTATCAATATTAAATTGTAAGTTGTCCGTTACCGCGGCATTTAAATCTAATAATACTGAAAATACAGACGCATCATTAAAGTTTTGAATCGTATCAGGGTAATACGTTTTAGTAAAGTTAATTAACTCTGTTCTAATTGATTGGAAATCCCTTGTAGTATAGGAAATTTTCTTATTTGCCATAATTTTATATATTAATAATTACAAAGTCACTACTATTAAACACATCATCGTTGATGGTATAATCAATCTTAACTTTTGCTGTATGTTCTTTATCCGACATATTTGGTACACGAAATATTCTTTCGTCATTATCATTAATGTAACTACCCTTATCTTCATCACCATCTGAAGCCGCTTGAATACTAATATTAGTAATTCTTATTCCCGGTAGATATACTCCAGCAGATTCTCTTATTTCAGATTCTATTTCTGAAAATGTTGGTCCATCCAATGGTTCAAAAATAAATTCATATAATCTTGTTCCAAAATCTGGTAAATAATATCTACTACCCTTTTTAGATAATAAAAGGTGTATTAAATTAGACCGTATCTCTTGGTCATTATAATCCGATAAATCTAAATATTTTCCATCAAAAGAATCTCTAAAAGGAAAAGTTAAACCATATGTTGTTCCGTCTGCCATAACTATAAATATAGTGTCGTCACCATTTTTTATAAATACCCTAAAATAAAAAATCACGACCGAAGTCGTGATTAATGTTATTATTATTTTAATTCAATTAAGAACCACATCCGAAACACTCAAACTCGGTATCTGTCGGTTTTTGGGTTAATTCAACTGTTGGTTTCTCAATTGGTTTTGGTTGACCTACTTTTGAGATGTCCACCGCCAAGTGTTTAGCTCCGGTTGATATCGCCTTTGTTCTAACATAATAACAAAGAGTTTTCAATCCTTTACCCCACGAATGGAAGTGTGATGATGAAATCTTTGATAATGTTGGATTAGACATATAGATATTCATTGATTGTGATTGGTCAATGAATGGTGCTCTGTCAGCCGCCATATCAATTAATTCTCTTTGAGATATTTCCCAAATTGTTTTGTATTTTGGAATTAAATGTTCAATTCTTTTAACTTTCTTGTTGTAATTTTTATCTTCTTGGTCAAGATAATTATTAAAGTTAATATTTTGAATTGACCCTTCATTCATAATGATTTCATTTTTCAAATCTTCAGACCAAATGCCTATTTTTTCAAAATCACTAATTAAGTATTTGTTAACAATTAAGATTTCACCCCCAACTACACGACGATTAAATAATGCCGAGTGAGCCGGTTCAGTCATTTCAAATGAACCTGTAATTTTAGCTGAAGACGCAACTGGCATCTGAGCCGTGAATAACGAGTTACAAACCCCGTGGTTAGACACTTCTAACTTAAGTGAGTCCCAATCCCACATTCTTCCTAATCCTTCATAATCTAATCCCCACATATCAAATTGGAATATACCTTTCGACATTGGTGAACCTTTAAAGAATTTGTATGATTTGTATTCACCTGATTTACATAATTCCATACTTTCGGTGATTGCCGCAAAGTAGATGGTTTCAAAAATTTCTTTGTTTAATTGTTTCGCCTCTTCAGATGTGAAGATATAATCCATTAAGAAAAATACGTCAGCAAGACCTTGAGTTCCAATCGCAATTGCTCTTTGTTCTAAACCACCTTTTCTACCTTGTTCAGTTGAATAACTATTAATGTCAACAACTTTGTTAAGTGCTCTAACAACCTTTCTAACTTCACTATAAAGTAATTTGAAGTCAAACTCTCCTTTAACAATAAAGTTCTTCAATACCATAGATGATAACGTACAGATTGCTGTAGTGGTTTCATCAGTATATTGGTAAATCTCATTACATAGGTTAGATTGTTTAATTACCCCAATGTTTTGATGATTTGTTTTTCTATTAGCACTATCTTTAGAACATAAGTAAGGAACTCCTGTTTCAACTTGAGATTCAATGATTTTATTCCAAATTGTTTGAGCTTTCACTTTTTTACCAAGTCCAAGTTCAACCGCTTTATTATAATTTGCCTCATATTCATCACCATAAGTTTCCTGTAATGGTTTGATACCCGCTTTCTTAATATCGTTAGGACAGAACAAATACCAATCCGCATTATTCTTAACCGCCTCCATAAAGTTGTCCGGTAACCAAACTGATGTAAATAAATCTTTAGCCCTTAACTCTTCAGCCCCTGTGTTCTTTTTAATTTCAAGTAAATCAATGATGTCTTTATGCCAAGGTTCAATGTAGATAGCCGCACTACCAGGTCTTCTTCCTTGTTGATTAAAGAAACGTAATGATTCATTAACAATTTTAAGGTATTTCAATAAACCACCCGCAAACCCACCTGATGAATTAATACGACTTTCTTTACTACGAATGTTAGACATACATAAACCAATACCTGCCGCATCCGAAGAATATGTTGAAATGTCATTTAATGTTTGTAATAACCCTTCTCTTGAATCTCCGTGATTATATTTTAATACACAAGATGCTAGTTGAGGTGTTTTAGTTCCCGCGTTAATCATAATTGGTGTTGCAGGAGATATAACTTGGTTTGATAATGATTGATAATACTCAACCGCCTGTTCAAATGATTTAGTAACCCATAAAGCCACTC